CCTGGTTCTCTCTCATATGCATGAGTGTCAATTAATCTAGCAAGTGCTAATGGCATCTTTGGTAAATTATTTTGATTAAATTCAAACTCAAACTCAGGTCTAACTTCTTTTATTTTTTCACCTTTTTTAACATTTTCTTTTGCAAAGACTCCTACCCCGTGTATTTTACTTTTGTCGAGATAGGTATCTATCAAAAGCATTAGAATATAATTGCGCCAATAACTATTCCCACAACCACAGCTGCTGCTGTCAGTTTATGGTCTAACCATAGTTTTTGAACATGAACTTTTATTTTATCCATATTTTCTCCTTAATGTATATCTCCCCAGTTTTTACCTGATTCATAGTCTACCTTGTTAGGTATCTCTAAGTCAACTGCGGATTCCATAATCTCAGTTATTTGTTTTGCTTGTTTATCACTTTCTACAGAAATATCCAGTTCATCATGTATTTGTATATGAGGTATAATTCCTTCCTTATATAGCTCTAACATAGACTTTTTAGTCATATCTGCAGCGGATCCTTGAATTAATTTATTTAATGCCTTGTATGTATACGCTCTTCTAATACCTGGTCCATGCTCTTGAACTGCTTGTTCGAAAGGCAAAGCTTTATGCATACCAAAACTATTTGGTTCCCATAAATGAAAACGACAAAGTCTTCCAAGTAAAGTTCTAATTTGTCCTCGTTGTTGTGCTCTGTTTGAAACTCCTTTCATTAAAGTTTTAACAAAAGGAACTCTACTATGATAAATAGAAAAAAGTTCTTCTGCTTTTTCTTTACTTACTCCTAGTTCTGCTTGAAGTTTAGCTTTACCCATTCCATAGAACAATCCTAAGTTAATTGTTTTAGCTTGACTTCTAGGAATGTCCGCCATCTTGGCAACAATAGTATGAAAGTCTGCGTCGCCTTCCTTATAGGCGTTTTGTACATTAAAGACGCTTGCGTCTTGATCTAGGGATGCATAGTGAACTACAAGTCTTGGTTCTTGTTGATTGTAGTCAAAGCATCCCCACTCGCAACCTGATTCTGGAAGAAAGAGGGATCGAATCAAAGGACCTAAGTCTTTGTTACGAGCGGGAATTTGTTGTAGGTTTGGATTGGAATAACTAAATCTTCCAGTTACCGTTCCTCCATTGTCAGATCTAATTTGATTAATATCTGCATGGATTCTACCTAAATGTTCGTATCTAATAATTGTGTCAATAAATGTAGTATGAGCCTTGTTTACTTCTCTTGCTTCTGCTATCATCTTAACTAAAGGATGTTCATGAGAGGAAAGGAAATTTTTTGTAAATGATGGAGCTTGAGTTTTCGCAGTTCGTTCGAAAGGTAAATTTAATTTTTCAAAAACTTTGGCAATCGATCTTGCTGCCCATATTTGAGTGTCTATTCCTGTGTCTTTTTTTATTTTGTGGAGTAACATTTCTTCTTGTAATGTTAGCTGTCGCTTCAATTCATGAGCTTTGCTCACGTCAACTTTCACCCCAAGAAATCGCATGTCAACCAGACAAGGAAACAGATCAGTTTCCAATTCAAAAATAGCTCCTAGATCCTGGTCGCTTAATTCTTTCTGCAAGACTTTCCATAAAGATAAAGTTAATTCTGCATCACGTTCTGCATAACTTCCTACATACATTGATGGTAACTTCCACATATCTGCTTTGGGATCCACTCCCCATTCATTAGCTGCAGCTCTTAATTCTGTTTCGTTTTTACCTTTACCAACATAGTCCCAACCTAAACTATTAAGATCATATCTAAATCTATTTTCATTTACGAGTGACGCTGCAATCATGGTGTCATAAATATTTCCATTTATTTTAATTCCCATTTTTCGAATCCAACAAACATCGTACATTGCGTTATGAAAAACTTTATCCGAAGGAGATTCACAAATGTCTGTAAACCATTGAATTACCTTACTTTTTTCAAGGTTACCTCCTCCTTCATGATCAAAGGGAAAGTAGCCTGAGTAGCCATCGACAGCTACAGCGATTCCTACAACTTTACCTTTACCAACTACAGAACCAGAGCCCATTGATTTTAAATCCGGGTCATGTGTTTCTAAATCTATTGCAATTGTATCTGCTTGTCTTAAATCTGGAAATTCATCGGGCTTAACCCATTCAGTCTGTGCTTCGAACATTTTTTACTATCCCCCATGAGTTTTTTGATTTGCGTTCTTCGGCTTGGCGCTTAGATTCTTTATAAGATTCTTCTAATTCTTTTTTTTCTTTTTCAGCTTCTTCTAAAAAATCTTTGTAGTCTCTTTCAATAATCATTTCAATAAAGTGAATTGCTTTTTCTAGATCTTGCTTTTTTCCTTTCAATCTGTGTCTCAAGATATATTTTATAGCGCATCCTTCAGGATAAAGCAACTCATTTTCAATTACAAATTTACTTGGCTGAATTTTAAATTTTTGATAATGTGATCCGCCAATTTGTTTATCATATGGATTTTTCATAGTTTGAATTCCTTTAATTTATTTTTAGATTTTATTAAAAATAAATTTTCAATTGTTCTAGTTACACCGACATACCACACTCTAAATTCTTCTTCTTGTTTTGCTTGCGATTTCTTTGCACCTTTGATAGTATTCGCCGTTTGATTTAAATATAAAATTACATTGTGTGCTTCTCCACCTTTAGCTCCATGAATTGTTGAAACTTTTATTCTTGGCGGCTTTAATAAATTTTCTCCATTGCTAATCATCGCTTTCATGTATTCTCGTTTAGAAAGTGGAATATTTTTAAATGCTGTTTCCCAACTTAAATTAATATTAAAATTTGTTTCTCCTGTTACTTCTTCTAGCCTCTGTCTTTTTATATCGGGAGGAATTAGGCCTTGTTTAAATTCATTCCAGGTTTGAATGTCTTCGTATAAAGTTTTTCCTATACTATTCCCTTGATTAGTATTAAAAAAGTAACCTTTTCTTTTTAAGTATGCTGGAATTTTTTTTAAAAGAGAATTAGTTCTGGCTAAAATAAGCCAATCACCTTCACTCATATCAATTCCATTTATATTAAAACGTTCATATATATTCCCTATTGCATTTTTAGGTAAATAATCCTTAGCAATTCTATTAATATATATTCGTGAAATAATATCTAATGCTTTCTGTTGAATAATAGGAGGAACTCTTTCAGATTTATCTAGTAAAATTTCTCGTGCTTCCCATTTAATAAATGAATCTACATCTGCGCCAGCCCAGCCAAAGATAGCCTGATCATCGTCTCCTGCAATCCAAACATCACAATTGGTGTCTTCTTCAATTTTTTTTATCATAGCCCATTGAATTAGCGATAGATCCTGAGCTTCATCTACAAAAATAACTTTAAACTTTGGGGTGGTTCCTCTGTCTAAAAATTGTTGAATCATATCCGTAAAGTCAATCAATTTATAAAACTCTTTATAGCTATTAATTTCTTTTTCTATTCCAATTAATTTATTTTTACTTATCCAACTCAGATGTTCATTACGATTAAATTGTTGTTCAGCTGTGATTTGTCTCACTCTTGCTAGGTTAATAAGACTTAAATACTCACTACTAGAAGAGAAGATTCCATTAAAGTTATTGGTTTCATAGGAAGCATATTTAATTTGAATACCAGAAGTTTCTCCAATTGCTTTATAATTTCCTTCTTGCATTACATTTTCTTCTTTAAGACCCAGATTATTAAAGGCTAATGAGTGAAGTGTTTGAAAATATCTTATATCTTTTTTAGTAAGGTCCGGATTCTTGGCTAAAAATCTATCTCTTGCTTCTCCTGCAGCTTTACGAGTAAATGCAAAGTAACCTATTCTGTCATGTGGGGTACCATTCTTAACGTACTTGTGTACTTCATTTAATAGTCTTCGGGTCTTTCCTGTGCCTGGTGGTCCTACTACTTTATATCTCATTAATAGTTAGCTCCTTTTCGTTCAATTGGTTTGTGTTCTATTTGTGGTGTATGTAATTGTGGTAGTTTACAAACTTTTAATGTCTTACCATCTACATTTAAAGAATGATCAAATTCTACATTACATCTATCTTTTAATTTCTGTGCAATTTTTTCTTCAGGAATCTTCCATCCATTTCCTAAGTGTTCAATAAAAGAAGTAAATCTAAAGTAGTGAAATCCTTCTTCAGTAAAGCAAGATCCATTATGTATTTGTCTTCTCTCTTGTGCTTGAGGACCATTTACACAGTATTGATATAACTCTTCCTCTAATCTGTCTTCAATCTGAGTTCCTTTAGGAGGTGTAATCTTTTGTCCGTTCTTACGCCACTCATTTAATTTAGCTCTAAAATCTTTTGGTTTTAATGGTTCAAAATAAACTCCAGTCTGTTGCCAGACTAGATTTAAAACTTCTTTCTGTGTTGTCATTAGTTTTGTATTACTTATGATGACTTGAATCTTGTCATCATTAGGCATAATCACATTAAACCTGTATTCAGGTTCGGCATAAGCTATCATTTCAAAATCTTGAATCTCAGGGAACACAGAAATACTATCTGATTTAACACCGAACGGTCTTTTATAACAAAGACTACGCATACATTTATCTTTAATAGGATCTTCATAACAAGTATGACCAGCTGTCTCACCTTTCCATGCTTTAATTTTTGAATCTAGTTTTGCTTTATCCCAAGGGTGGGTTAAATAACTATAATTAGCTGCTGATACCTGGTCAGGCCATTTATCTTTGTATTTCTTTTTAGCAAAGACCATATAATTGTACATAAATCGATCTCTGCCATCGTCTAACTTAGATTTTGAACATAATGCTAGACATGGTGGTCCATCATCAAATTCTGGATTAGTTCCTAGTAATATATTTCTGTGGGTTTCTTCTACGAGTTTATCTAAAGTTTCTTTATCTACTTTAGATTCGTTAGCAAATTTTATAAATTGTTCTACCGATAGTTTAGAATTATTCTTATCTATAGCGTATCGATTGGACTGTCCGTTGTTATAGTAAGGTAGGTTAATGAAGTTTCCTGGTTTAATGTCTCCTTTATCATCTTTCTGTAGTTCTTTCTGTTTAGGAAAAACCTCAGTAGTTGGTTTTAGTCCTAGTGGTAGTAGAAAAGCTTTTAATGCTTCTATCAAATCTACCGTCGGGATAGCCTCCTTTAAAAATATATAACAATGCAGTCCGCCACTTTTAGAAAGTATGGGAACTAATGGTAGTTTGTATTGTTGAAATAATGCTAAATAATGTTCAACTTTAAAGGACCCATAGTCTGGTGGATCTACATCTATGCATCCAAATTGTGCAGTTTTATCTATTCTGCATGGTTGAATGCCAATAGATTTTTTTCCTTGTAAATGATTTTGATAATCTGCTAATGTGACAGGTCTACCTGCCCATTCGTAATTAGGTTTTATTTTATTTTTTTCTGAGTCTAGTTCTGTCTTTGACATGTCCGCCATGCCAAAATCACCTTCATATCCTTTAAATAACTCTATAAATTCTTTTTCCATAATGATCCCGGGTCGGGGCAGATCCACTCTCGCTTAGCTGCCCCTATCCTCCAAAGAGGAATCTTAGTAATTAGATTCTTCTTTTGTTTCTGCTGCAGCGTTACTATTCTTTAAAGAATTATGGAATTCTTTCGCCATTTGATATAGCGATGCGTTATCCACTTTTCTCGCCAAAGATACTCTGTATCCGTGCCAAGTAAAACTACCTGAGTTTTCCACAGAATTTAATTTATAAATTCTTGAAAACATGGGTGCAGGTACATTTTTATTTGTTTTAGGATCAGTTTCAAATTGATCTTGCATCAATGAGTTCCAACCTCTACTCACTTTTAACTGAGTAGATTTCATAGCCATTAAGGCTTTTTCTGGTTTCTCTCCATTGATAATTACAAAATGATTAGCTGTTTTGATAATTTCATTTCCATTATCTAAACAATCTTTTCCTGTAGAGTTCTTTTTAGTTTTAGCTAAAATTTCTGGACCTCTATCAGGGCTAACTGGTCTACCTTCTCTTCTCTCAAAAGGTGCCCACTCTGGATATGTTAATTTATAGAAAACAGGAATAACTTCTATTCCTTTTTCTCCACTATACAATCTTTTAGTGACTGTATTATAAAACATTCCAGCTTCTGCTCCTTCAACATAGTTCGCATGTTT